TTTAAGGACTTTTTAAGCGGACTATACGGAAAATAGCCATAAATCGAGCTTTTACAGGCAATATACAGATAATCAATAAAAATAAGCCCCTCTTAAATGAGGGGCATAATTTTTATATTTCTTCAAGCAGTCCGCTGTACTTGTGATCGTCGTATTCAACAGTAACTTTGACAGTCTTTTTCTGAGCTGGCTGCTGCTGTCCTGACCTGTAGCCGTCGTCGTACGTACCGCCGAGGATATTAGGTATACCACTGATAGAACAGATGTCAAGGTGAGTGCCAGGGCTCATGCTTGTCCTGACGCAGTAGTGGCAGTGATTGCCGGTGCTGTTGCCTGTTGTGCCCTCGATGCCGATGACCTGAGTCATCTTTACGGAGTCGCCAACTTTGACCTTGATCTGAGAGAGGTGTCCATAATGATAATACTTGCCGTTGGACTGAATTACTACATACTGTCCAAAGCCCTGATTGTGGTTGGCAGCGTTCTCCCAGCCGGCGAAAACGACCTTGCCGTTGGCGGTTGCATGGATCTCCTTCGAGTCAATGCCAACCAGATCCAGACCGTCATGAGCTGCACCCTTGTAGGTCTGCGTGATTTTGAATTTGCCTTCATACGGTGAATTCATATTATTCCCTCCTGTTCTTCTCGTGCTGGGTTCCAAAATAGAAACCTATCACCATTGTATATATCGTCATGAATATCTCTGGCTGTATCGCTTTAATGATAGCCAGATAAATAAAAGCGCCTGTAAGCGCAAATGTAACAAGTGTCTTAACGTCTATGAGCTTTGCAAGCCTATCCTTGAATTTCATGTTCCAGCACCTCAATTCTGCGGTCATGGTCTTTGATTTTTTCCTCAATTACAGGCATACGCTCTGCAAATGTGTTATGCTTATCAACTTTCTTTTCAAGCTGCTCGATACGGTATATCGTAAGCTTTGAGCTTACGATAATACCGCCGAATGCTCCGACAATAGTGCCGATAAGGGATAATATTGCTACGATGATTTCACTGTTCATTGGTACATATCCCCCTTGATTTATCAGTATTTCTTCAATACTTCGCAGAGATTTCTTGCTATACGCTCCCATGCAATATTGCTCGGATGATATATGTAATCTGTGTTACCAGCTGCAACTGTCGGATCAATCATGTATTCTTCACGATTAAGCTCGTTAATGCCTGATTCATACCAGTTATCAACAATCGGCAAGCCGTACTGCTTTGCAACCTTTCTGTATGTCTCAGGGTATATATCATCAACTCGTTCCATATCACCATCACGATAAGTCCAGCCAATAGGCTCGGTCATAATAATAATTCTTGCATCTGGATTTTTATCAAGCACAGCCTCAATTGCATATTGTAAAGCTCCTGCCACTGTTGTTCTGTCAAACGTGCTGCCAACAGGGAGAACAGTTCCAGCCTCCACACTGAGCCTATCGTCGTTATCGCCGCCCATTATAGTGATATAATCAGCAGTTTCGGGAGCTGTATCGCCTGCAAGCCTTGCACATATCTGAGGTGTGGTTTCTCCGCTTACTCCGACATTAGTCACAGCCATACGCAGATAAGCTCTGAGGTATGATTCAAAGCCTACGCACATTTCGCCCTGATGTGAACCCCATGTGAACTCGTGACCGTCATACCATGTGAGCGAATCGCCATAACATACGCACTTCTTGTATGATTTGGCGCTGATAACAGTTTCATAGTCGCAGTTGCCGACAACATCTGCATAGTTCCTTACACATATCGGAATATACTTGCTCTTATCATATTGTACTGTATTGTATGAAACACTTTCAAACTGATTTGTTGCAATGTTATATACAATAATAGAATGAGTGCCAACACTAAGCTCCTGTGTGTAATTCTGCGGAATTGTGATTGTCTGTCCGTTATACATGATAAATCCGTCATAATTAAACTTGATATACAGCTTATTTGCTATAAAATCGAATTTAAACGCAGGGTATGCACAAGTCAGCGAAACAAACTTGAACTCAGGCTCAAAGGTCTTATATTTCAGAAATGCAACAAAATAAACGCTGTCACTTGCTAAATTGTTATTTGAGGCTGTAAAGGTATTTGTTTCCTTATCCCAGAAAAGATAAGTTCCCGAACCGCTTACATTTACTGAGTTGCCATAAGAGAGCATTGTCATGCTATCAGGCATTGACAGATAAATCTCAGAACTTGCATGAAGTGCGCTGTCATAATAGAATATATCTGTTACAGCCCACAACTGACATCTTATGCTGTTCACACCATTAAGCACGGTTTTATAATCAAAACGCTCCGAAACATAAGAAGGTGATACCATGCTTTGCGACAGGTAAGAAAGTGAACCGTTCTCTCTTACATAATAGCAGCCGCTCGGAGTTGTGAATGTTTTTGAGCTGCCGTCACTTGCACCGAGAACTCCCTTGCTTTCGTCATAATATACAAGTGTAGGGTATTGCTCTGAGCCGATAGCCCTGTCAACCTTATAGCCTGACTGCGGCTGTACTGCAATATAGTCTGATACATACGCACCTGTCAGCTCATTTTCTGTGCCGTCAGCTGATAATATGCGGTTTCTCTTGATAGTCTTAGTATTAAGCAGATTAAAGCCCGAAGTTGTTGCGCTTCCGATATTATCAAGCTTTGAATTAAGCCCGATCTCAGTTGCATCAAGGTGATCTTTCAGTGTTGGATAGCTGTTACCCTCGCTATCAACTCTTGCTGCTGCGACCTCGGGAGCAACAACGCTCTCCGCAGAGGCAGATATAATAATTTGATCTATCTCAGCCTGCAGCGCATCATCTGCCTGCTCCATTTTGTATTCAGTGTCGGTGATAGCTGCGTTAAGCTCCGTCTTGCTCGCTTTTGTATCCAGTGCAGCATAGATATTACTATAATCTGCCTTATCAGCTTTGCCCGATACAATAACAGATAGTGCATCAAGCGAACTCTGAGCTGCTTTATTTGCAACAACTGCATTTGTTGCATCAAGGCTGCTCTGATATGCCTTTAATGCAAGTGTAGAACGTATATCAATTATATCTGACTTATCAGCCTTATTTGTGATAGCTGTTGAAAGCGTTGCAAGGTCAGATGTATTTGCTTTTGCAGCAAGTGCTGCATCAAGTCTTTGGCTGTCCGATACTTTTACATCAACAGCCTCTACAACAGGGAATGAACCGCCGTTTTTAGGCTTTATTGTATCTATAACATTAACTGACATATTATGCCTCCCTTACATCGACAGTCGTTGTGCCGAGATTTGCATTTGTGGACTTATAGACCTTGTAAGTCTCAGAATATCCACTTGCATTTGTGATTGTCTGCTCAACAGGAGCATCGAAGCCGCCCTCCCAGTTATCCACATAGAAAACAGCGTTTCCGAGCCTTGCAGGGATTGCATATATAATATACTCTCCCTCGCCTGCGGTAACTGTAAAGCGACGTGCGATTTCATCAGATACAACACTATTAAGCGTGTTGACACTGGAAAGATTAACAGCCTTGCCGTAATAGATGCGGTTTGCAAATACAACAGAAGCACTCTGTACGTCGTTTGTATCGCCGTCAGATACAGCCAGCGTATAAGTTTTGCTATCTGTTACTCCTGTATAACTCTGTGTATTGCCTGTTACAGCAACATTATTGATAGTCTGAGTTGTAGGTGTTTTATTAACACTCCAATTCAAGGTAACAGTCGCAGAAGCGCCCTTTTCATAGCTTGTACTGCTTGCAGTAAAGCTATTGATACGGATTGCATCACCTTCCAGAGCATCAAGTCTTGCTCTGATATCAACGCACTCAGATTCATCTGCTTTCTGGCTTACTGCTGTTTCAAGTGCTGTCAGCCTATTGAGTATAGCTGTTAAATCACTTATATTAGCCTTTGTTGCAAGCTCTGCGCGTAAAGCCTCAATCTCAGCTTCAAGCTCCGCTGGATCAACCTCAGATTTAAGTGCATATCTTTCATCTGACTCCTCTTTCGTATAACACGCAAAAGGATATCTCAAACCGTTCTCGATATCGCCTATAAAACGATTACAGGGATTGAAACGGTTTTTTGTTTCGTCATAATGAGACATATTAAGCCTCCTTTACGTAAAATTCTGTAGGCGGAATAGAAACAAGGTCATTGAAGTAAGCTGTAAGCGTACCTCTGCCAAGCGCCATTGCAGCTGTTTCATTCTCAGACAGGCTGACAGTTATCATTTTATCGATGCTGTCAACGTCTGCACTTGAATATACTTTGGTAAGGACATTTTTGTCATTATCAACGATTTTTACAGTGCAAGTCTCGCCGTCTTGTAAGGCATACCGCCATACTTTATCTATGGTTAGCTGTATACCAAATACAGCTTCTTTTCCTTTGAAAATAATCATTATAATTCCTCCACCGCAAAAGACGTTAGTTTGCGGCTATAATTATAAGTTTTGTATCATTTCATACAACTCACGGTTGCTCGGTGCCCATGGAACAGGTCTTCTACTTATATTCCATGCATCTTTTGTGCATATCATAGGGCGGAAAGTAAGGTTGTTGCATGAATATCCTCTATAGATCATAATTACAACAAGTATTCCAGTTTCTGTTGTAGAATCCAGCAATACGCCGTTTCCTTCATCATTCCTTGTATAATTGCCTTTTGCGCAATACATTCTATAAGTCGAACCTGAGCCACCTTCGGGACAGCCGCTTAGATAATGGTTATCATCGCAGAAGTAGTCAATATTAGCTGCTGAACCGCCGATAGTAAAATATATATATGCATTTCGGGAGTTATCAACACCGTTGACAGTTATTGAATCGTCACTATTCATAGTCCATGTTATAGGGCTTGAAGGAGTACCGTTTACAAAGCCGTCATAGTGATATTGATTCTTCTGTCCGCTGTTATCAATGATATCCGCTAAAACAAGCCGCTGCTGTTCAATACGTTTATCAAGGTCTGTCAAGGATATCCAGTGTAAATCGCTGAATATTCTTAAATCGCCCCAGAAATTGAACTTTGCAGCATCAGAAGGAACATTCGGCGCTGATAAGTCGGAATAGTAAACAAATTGATCGTTTACAGCTCCGTTGTTCTCGTAGCCGATTGTTACTGTTTTGCCGTATTGAACACGCATTGAAAGTGAATCAATCTCTTCCTGAGCTGATCGCTGATTAAACTTGATAGAGCCTATATTACTTATAGTGCCGTCAGGTTCAGCAGCCACTCTTTGAAATTTAATTTCACCTTGTTCAAGTACAATTTTCGGACGTGTGCTTGTTCCCGGTGCAACATTTTCAATGCCAACACCGCTTATCAAAGTTCCTGATATACGTTCAGCAACTACCCAGCCGTCATAAGTCAATGCAACGTTTGCCTGAGCTGTTGGATCATATCCGTTCGGGAAGTGTCCTAAACCGCCCTGATTGAATACCCATACATTCTGAGCTGTTGATATATCCTCAGTGTCCATTATCAGCAGCGCCGCCGTTTTGCCGTCACCGCCGAAGTTGATTCTTATATAGCCACCCGAAGCGCCTGTGATTTTCTCAGAAGCAATCTTCAAGTCGCTTGCTGCTCGGTAAACCGCCATTTGTCTCTGAACTCTCCTAACCGATAAGGAACGTTCGGCGTTGTTCGCTGTTCCTGTGTAGTCCGAAGCTCCATACGACGAGACAGAGGACGCTACTCCACCGTCATAAGTCCACGAATTACTCATAATAGGAACTGTGAGATTTGAACCTGTCGTTGAGACAGTGATTATATCGCCTGACTGCAAGCAGAAATTGCCGTAAGGAATATCCACATCAGCTTTACGATACGTTAAGGATTGACTTTGTAAGGCATTGAGCCTTGTCTGTGTCATGAAAGGACATGTAAAGTATATGCCCTCACCGCTTCCTGAAGTGATCACACCGTCCTGAGTCTGGCAGATCCAGCGCCCGATTGTGCAATCATTCTCTCCGATGTACGGTATATTTGCCCTTGTTCCGTCCGCTGTGTAGCTTGACGATGTAAACCACCTAAGGTCAAGAGCTCCCGAAGGTGATAAGTAAGCGTTTTTCCCCTGATAGCCTGCTATGAAGCTCAGGACATCACGCAGAGTATAGCCGTCAAGTATGGAACTGTCGATTGTAATGCTTGCAGACAATGTGGCAGACGTTATACCAATCGCTGAACAAACTTCATTACATATTGTCTGTAATGACTTATTTCCTGTGGAATGATAAGTATTTACAGAATAATACAGCTTATCATACGCATTAAATGACGTATACCCTTGTTTAGTTTGTATTGACTCTTCATCAACACGAAAGATTCCTATCTGCACCCAGTTAACCGGATTGCCTATTCCCATGCTCAGAGTGACGTTAACTCCAGCAAGAGAGAAGCTTGGTGTCGGCAAAGTTGCAGATATATATGACGATACAACCTGACCTACCGTTATATTACCGGACCAATCAGAGCTGTAAGTCAGCATTTTAACATTGGTGATAGTATCGCTGCCTATTTCAAGCTTACAGCTTATTTTTCGGGGATTTGCATTCACAGCGCTTGCATTCGGTAACATTTTACATCACCTTTCTATGATTGATACTGTGGCATTTATGGCATACTGTATGCCGTTATGCCAGGAATACGATTCAACTGTCAAATCGCCAAAATAAGCATCGACTGTGTCTGTACCGCCCTCGGCATTTGTAATTTGAACCGTTGCAAAGCCATTATTTGGATTAACCGCCGTCCTGACTGTTGTTAGATCTGACGTTGTAAGCGGTGGAAATACGACTTCATATTTCTTCTTAATTGCTATAAGATCACCGACGAAGTAACCGCTGTCAAGTCTGCCAGTGTTCTGTGACCAGAGCTTGTTCTGGCTGTAAGTCACGCTCTTAGGAGTCGGAAGTGTTGTTGATCCTATTACAAGTCCCATATTAACCTCCTAACTCTATAAGCGGACTGCTGCCGCTTGAGCGTGTCATGTTGTTTATATCATCAAGAACGACAGATGTTATCTTTCTGCCGTCTATCATGATTGTTGGTGTGAATACGATTGGAGCAGAGCCGCCAATGCCACCCATTTGTGAACGGTTGACAACTCTTGTCTGAGAGCCGCCGAAGGATCCGACCAGCTCCGCACCAGTCTCACCTGCCAGGAACAGACTGCCTTTATTTGGGAAGCCGCCTGCAGCGTGCTTTGACCACTTAATGTTCTTAAAGTTCTCTAAGCCCTCAGAAGAAGGATTTAAACCATTACCGACAGGATTCTCAACAGCCTTAGCAGCCACTTCTGCTGCATACTCCTTCGGATGTAAAGCATCATATATAGCCTCTCCGAGCCGCTTATAAAAATCTGCCCATTCAGGCCATAATTGACGAAGCTTTTTATCAAATGCATCAGCACCGGTTTCCCAGTCTTTAAAGAAATTGCCTTTTTTTATGTCCTCAATAAAACCTTTAACATATCCTCCAACCTCTACCCAGAAATCTTTGGTTAATATTCTGGGAGTCGGAATAGAAACTGTTAAATTATCAAGGCTTTTTTGAATATCACCGATACCGTTTGACAAATCAAGGATATTGGCTACATCATCCGCATTTACTATCTTTGAAGCAAGTGTACTGCTGCCGCCTATCTTATTAACTTCGTCAAAGCTTGCAAGGAATGTATCAAAGGCGTTAGAGCTTTCTCCTAAGTTCTCAATGCTTTCGTCAAGTGTGTCAAGGCTGTTTGAAACGTCCTTTATTTCCTCTGATGTCTGGCTCTGCTTCATAGCTTCAACGCTTTCGGTAAGGTCAGCTAAAGCAAGTATTGCAAGAGCAATGCCGGCAATACCAAGCAACGCTTTCAAAGCTCCTCCGAGCGTTACAATGTCCATAGTCAGCAGCTTTACCGCTGCACTTGTTACGGCGATTATCTTTGGAGCGACAATCATTATGCCAAAAGCAGCAAGTGAAAGCTGTACATATGTTTTAGTTGTGTCAGATGCCTGCTGCCATGCCTGAGCATAATACTTGACCGTCTGAGCTACGCTTATAAGAAATGGAGATATAGCCTGCAGGCCCTTACTGATAGCCTGTATCCCCATTGAAGCCACTGGAATGAGCTCCTTGCCTATCTCTACTTTGAGATTTTCAAGCTCAAGCTTGAGCGTTCTTGTAGAGTTGGCATAGCCGTCCGAGGTCCTTGCAAAGTCGCCCTGAGCGTGTCCGAGCTTCTCCATTGTGTACTGATAACGCAGCAGGACCTTCTCCTGCTCCGTCATTTCTTTTGTTGTCTTGCCCCAGCCCTTGGTCATTGCATAGGAATTAAGCTGCGTTTCCGTCATAACAACGCCAAGCTCTTTAAGACCTTCAGTCTCGCCTGTAAAAATCGCTTTCAGCTTGGTAGCTGCCACTTTATCTTCAATGTTGTAGAATGAAGCTAAGTCTCCGGTAAGCTTTGTGAGCTCGATTGCCATTGTGGCGGCCTGATCTGATGTCATATTGAACTGTTTGGCCATTGTGCCATAAGTTCCGGCATAGCGCTTTGCAGCTGTCTCAGAAAGGCCAAAGCTTGCAGCCTGATTTTTTGCCCATTCGTTAATCTTGTTGGCGTTTTTGCCAAAGGTAACATCAACTACGTTTGCTACCTCCTGCAGGTTTGAAGCCGCCTCTATGCACTGTTTGCCGAATTTGGTTATCATTCCAGCACTAACAAGCTTTGCAAGCGTTGATATAAGGTTAGTACACGACTTGTTATAGTTGTTGGTGACGTTCGTAACTTCGTTAATAGTGGTCTTGTATGAAGCGGCTCCGTTGATTCGAAGCAGGATCCGTAGCTCGTCAGTAGTTATATTCATTTTGCACCTCCTTGTTTAATTTTTTGAAGTGCTTTGATATAGTTGTATGAGTTTTTCCAGCTTCCTTCTCGCTTTTCCTCTCTGCCGAAAGCTTCAGCTGCAGAAGCTGGGAATTTATTTTCTGCGTTAATAGCAGAAGCCACGGCCACTCTGATCATGCTTGACAGAGTGTAGATTTCGTCCTGTTTCTGTCTGATTCTTCGTGTAACCGTGTCTCGTACCTCTCTCATAGACATATCCCAGAACTCAGCCGGATATATGCCTGCTTCGAGAGCTTCATTATACATTAATTCAATGACTTCTGAAACGCTTCGAGCATTTTGGCTTTCAGCTCCGCTGTCATTTTTTTTTGCGCTTCTCTTGCATCTTCGGTCAGTATACCAGATACAACAAGTATATCCAGCGTAAGGCCCTGCAGCTCTTCAAGAGTGCCACCGTCTGCCAGATAATCATCTATCAGCTGATATACGTCCTCTATTGTCTTTATGCTGTCATTTCTTGCCACTAAAGCTGCATAATAGTACTTTGAGAGCGTTGACAGCTCGCCAAGCTTATCAGTGCCCGAAAGTAAGTCCGTTCCGAGCTGTTCTTCAAGCTTGACCGCATAAGCGGTAGTGATTTTCAGCTGATACTCACTACCGCAAACCGTTAATGTTTCGTAAGGTTTTCTCATGCGGTATACTCCTTATTAAAGATCTGTGAAGCCTGTCTCAAGCCCTACTGTAAGCGTAAACTTGATAGCGGAATTAACTCCAACAGCCTGACGGCGAACAGTACACTTACCCTTCCAGGTAAAGCCCTCACCGTCCGGATATTCAAGCTTCCACATCATGGTGTCACCTGCGGTCTGATATCCTCTGAGGATATTCCAGGTGTCTCTGATCTGTGAAGCTGTATCTGTTTCGTCCTCGGTTGCATAAAACTCAAAATCAAGAGTTCCAGTATCACCGATACCCGGAATGTTACGTTTCATAGCATCTTCAAGATTGGTGACATCTATCATTTCAGGTGTGCCGCCCATTTCAGGAACGTTGAAAAGTCCATACAGCTTCTTGTATGAAGGATCGCCGCTCTGTGGAACTGCAGCAACACTGAGAATAGTGCCCTTGCTGTTAAACTCTGCCATGTTATCACTCCTTATAAGTGTTGAATTTCTCGCTGACTAATGCCTGATAAGTCAGCATGTAACGCTGTCGGCCCATTAACGCACCGTTGGTGCGCTGCCAGCCGTTGTCTTGCATGATATCATCGACTGATTTAGCCATTTCGCAACATTTCTGCGGTGTTTCGGCATATACATCAATCTGATATATAAACTGTGTCAAGAAATCCCTATTGTCAAAACCAACATCAGTCATATTTGATATCATGTCTATATAAATTGTCGGGAGTTCAAGCTCCTTCTCGGAGCCTGCCAGCTCGACAGGTGCTAAATCTTGAAGGAGATTCTTTATTTTTACATTGAGATCAAGCATTTTTTATAATCTCCTTTACTTCGACTCTGACGATGTTAAACGCTTCCTTATGTTTCTGGGCAAAGCCCTTAGTAAACATATGAGCAGGCGGTTGACCGTGTGAAGTAATGAAGCTCTGCAGCTTCTCAGAATAATAAACCCAGCTCTCTTTGTTTGTGTGTGGTACTGCAGGATCTCCGAACTTACCTGTTCCAAACTCTACAAAAGGACCATATTCCACATTTGTGGTAACAGTCCACACATTTCGCTGTGGATTGTCCAGGAATATCTTATTTCTGAGGTTGCCTGTATCAACAGGCGTATGAAATTTTACTGCGCCCTGAATGCGAGCTGCTCCACGTCCGAGAGCCTTGTTAATCTGTGGATCGTTCTCAATGTTCTTCAAGGCTTCCAGCTGATTGAGCAGCTCTTTCAGGCCGTTGACATGGAAACTTATTTCCATGAAACAAGCTCACATACACAGTGGCCTGTGTATTTTGAGATAGATATAATCTTCATGTCAGGCTTTATATCGCTGTCAAATGAAGCCATAAAGCCTTCCTTGAAGTGGTATCCTGTTGGTACGGTGAGCTTGCATATTACTTCTTTTTCAGTCTTTGAATCGTCAGACTTTGATTTCTTTACTACCTCAGCAACGCAATTAAAGCGCCCCACAAGGTCTATCTTAGGTTCTGTACCCACATAACCTGAGTCCATATTCACCATTTTGAAGATGTAAACAGGTCTTTCCTTATTCCTCGACAGTCTCACTGTGGATAACACCTACCTTTCGAGGATAGTTTCTGAGCTGTCTCAGTATATCCATAGGAATGTCACTATTGAAACTCTGAGATATACCGCCCTCGGTTCTGGCTGTTTCACCCTCGTTTCCGAGCCTGTTGTAATAGATAACAGCAAGCTTGTCAACTATGCAGTCAGCTCCTCTGGGAAGCGTATCTCTGCCGATGTAGTCGAGCACGGCTTCTTCAGCCATGCTCCGACATACTTCGACTGTTTCCATTTCACATTCAGGCGGATTCCCGAGCAGAATTAACAGCCTGTTAATCATAGCTTATGAACCTACTACAGCAGCAACAACGCCAGAAGCTACGCACTTGCCGGAGCCGTCCTTAACTGCTACAGCGATGTACTTTCCAGATGCTGTTGTTACAACGCCGTTTGCAGGGAATGCTGTGAAGCCGCTTACATCGTCACCGATGTCAACTGCTGCGCCTGCTGTAGCTGCAGAAGCGTAATCGCCCTTGTAAACGAGAGCGCCACCTGTTGTGTTACCGCTGATAGTAACCTTTGATGTAGTGGAGCTGGAGCCTGCTGCAGCTGTAAGTGTAAGTGAGTTCTCACCGCCACCATAGTATGCAGATATCATTCTTGCCTTGTTGTTGAGAACAAATGCATCATGATAAATTCTGCCCTCTGCAAGCATGCCGCTGATTCCTGGAGGATCAGTGTGAAGCTTGTACTCATTGATCTTTACAGGTGCTGTTGTTGCTGACTTATGTGTGATCTCGAAAAGAAGTCCAGCAGGAAGGCGCTTTGAAGGAACTTTGATGATCGCTACACCGTCAATCTCACCAACCTGACCATTGAAAAGAGTTCTCTGAGACAGGTCACCGCTCTTGATGAAGTTGCTGTCCTGCTTGATAAGGTTGAGGAAAGCAGGAGAAGCATTACAGATTCTGCCGTCTGCTGGTACATCTTCCTCGTCGATAGCCTCATTAGCTGCAAGGAAAGCAGAATAAGCAGTTGAAGATGTCAGTGCTGTTGTAGCATAGAACTTGTGAGCTGCTGCATTTGCGATCTTTGTGAAACGATACTGGTCAAGCATAGGGATAATTGCAAGGTCTGTCTGTCTGCGGAGCTGCTTGCCTGCCTCTCTTACGCCTGGCTCTGTATCACTTGCATTGCCCTTGTCAACAGTGAATGTGAAAGCCTTATCCTGGCTCATTGTCATTTCCTGTACAGCATCTTCAAGCTCGGAAGGGCTGCCGTATCTGTTAGAGCCTGAGCGTGTATAATCGCCAATCGGTACAACATCAAAGCTGTATACCTTTACGGTCTGTGCGCCAACAAAGCTATAATCTGAGTTTACAGAAGGAGTTGAAAGAGCGCCATTGTTGATAACTTCATCAACCTGACCGCTAAATCTTGTTGTTAAATTAATACTTGGCATATAAGATACCTCTCTTTCTATGCTTTACCCTTCAAGGAATCCGTCAAGGAAAGCATCTACTGGTTTATTGCCGCCGCTGAACGGTGGCGGATCGTTAGATCTTAAACGTGCATCAACCGCAGCTGTAACAGCTTCGGAGAATGCGGTCTGTATAGATTCAATTGAAGCTTTGCAAGTGTCTGCTGATGTCAAATTCAGACAGTCAACAAGCTTGGACGGAAGGCCTTTTTCTTCAAGGATGTTCAACGCTGTGTAACGTAATTCCTTTTCTTTTATTGCCTGCTCTCTGGCTTTGAGTTCTTCCTCTCGCTTCTTGGCTGCGTACTCTGCCTTCTGGTCAGCATTCATCTTGGCAAGCTTTGCAGCTTCTTCTTTCTCGTTGTCAAACTTCTTCCGCTGTCTTGCCAGCCGCTCAGAAATCATTCTATCGACTTCTTCCTGAGTGAACGTCTTGCCGGTAGGAGCAGGAGTGTTGTTTGACTGCTGTCCGTCTCCCTGTGGCGCTGTCCCTGTCGGATCCTGAACGCCGTCTGCCGGAGCTGTTGCCCCTGCTGGCTGTCCTTCACCAGGCTCAGCGAAAAACTGCATAGGGATTCTTAAAAATTCTTTCATATTAATACCTCCAATTAACGGCGGAGTGCCGAAATCCGCTTTAAGCCCGTCGGCTGTTGGTGCTCATCACGGCTCATGCACCGCTTTGAACATGCAGCTCCGCTCTGGGAGCTGTGCAGCTATATTTTACTTGCGGCTCGTTCGCAAGTATAAAAAAACGAGCGCAGTTGACCTAAATCAACCACGCTCGGTTCTTACCTTGAAACGCTTATCAAGGCGTTTACTATTTAATTTCTTTCCGTATTTCTTGAATAATCTTGATACCGTCCTTGCCAGGTATCAGCTCGATACGGTTGCCCTGTTCCAGGATTTTTTCTATCTGCTCTATTTGTGCAGGAGAAAGACTATACTTACTCATAACATATCCTTTGTTTCAAACCAAATCTTTTGGTTTATCAGTCCTATACTCGAAATTACAAACTTTACTCTGGCAATTCTTATTCTGATCATTGTTTTCGTATATTTCTTTTGGGATACCGTTAGGATAAGCCTTACATTTATGTTCCCATAAAGAACCTTCAGTTATTAAATATTTGCATATTAAACATTTTTTCTCTGATAACATAAGTCTCATCCCTTTCATAGTGATTCTTTAAGAGCTAATATTGATTTCTTTAATTTATTAGCCTCTTTATCTTTTCCATCATAGCATAGCAGATCTGAAACAAATTCATGCTTATTGTCACGAGAATTGTCAGAAATATATTTGCCTCCGTCACTTGAATAACGGTTTAATAAAGTGTTTATTTTCGATTTTGGATTATCAATATCAGAATTGTACAAGAAATGATAGTATTCATGTTCGCCGACATATTTTGTTGAGTTGCATCCTTTAGGAATATAATTAGTTTCTTCCCATTTATTAAGCAGGTCTTGCAACGCAGTCGGCCTGTTCATATATTGAGCATTTAACCTAAGTTTGGAAAGAATCGATTCAGCTATTTCACGTTTATCTCCGCCGTCATATATTTCAATCTGAGAATATTTTTTACCATATTTTGAAGCCAGTTCGTTGACAGCATTGACAATCTCGTTTGCTGAAGTGCCATTTTTCAACATATCAATTCCTTCAATGTATTTAATACCCAGGCTATTTGATACGAATTCCTTGAAATCTTCAACGCTTTTTGAATTTTCTTCTATCGGATAAGAATTAACATCTCCGATCCCTTCCATGCCAAGTTTATGTCCTACTTCAATTATATCATTGTTAGTGCTAATGTCAAGAGAATTTCTGTTAATTTTTTCCGCAGTATAGGCGTTTTCTGGCCTTTCAGCTTTGCTCACCTGTACCTCTGCAGGTGTGACCGCAGGAACTTCAACAGGCTTGTTCTTGCTCGGAGCAGGCTGTGTTCTTGGCTTCTTTGCCTTTTCGTAAGGCTTCACATACTTATCATACCACTCTGGGTACTTCATGGAAGCAGGAACCGTGATGCGCTTGCCGTCCTTGTCTCTGGCCGTCCTGAAATCAGGCATTCCCTCTTTGAAGTATGGAATTGTGGTAGAACGGCAGTTCGGATGCATAGCCGGCAGGTTCTTGCCTGCCTGTGCATCTGAGGTTTTAAACACCTTACCGTCCATTTTCTGACAGATGCTTGATGTTCTGGTGTCCAGAGTAGCCACAAACTCATATTTGTCAATATCCAGCTCCTCATAAGAGAGCAGCTCGGCCTGATTGGTAGCGTAGGTGGTCTCGGTGCGTATAAGCCGCTGTGAATTGTATGCGGACTGGTCGAACTTCTCCGAGAGCCGCTTCGATGTCTTGTATATGTTCTCACCGTTTACAGCTGCTTCGGTAAGGACCTGCCGCACTTCCTGAGCCAGAGCGTCCGTATTGCTCCAGATGCGCTTGGAGTAGTTCTCACCGCTCCAATCTTCATTGATAATCTTGTTTATAAGCCTTGTCGGCACCGCTGAGAACTCTGGCTGCACGCCTGTGCCCTGAGCTATATCAAAGATCGTGTGATAGTAGGCTTCCGGAATAATGCTTTTCAGAAAAGCTGTGGTATCGCCTAAGTTGATTCCGTACAGCTCCTTGAACTTCTGCTCGGTGTTGATAAGCAGAGCGTTCAGCCGCTTCATGCGGTATTCATAAGCAAGCGTGCCCTCGTCGCCTACATTTCGCAGTATCTTCGCTATTTCGGTTTTTATGTATGTTTCAAGGGTATTATATGACCGCTGAATAGTCCGAGCCGTATCAAAGGCAGCCAGTGTGTAGTTATCCATGCGCCTGTTGGCTCGGTCAATCCAGTACTGCTTATTCCTCATTTACAGCCATTTGTGGAGTGGACATCACAAAGCGTGCGTCCTGCTCCTGCCTGCGCTCCTCTGCAGCCTTCTTTGTCTCTTCCTCAGGATCCTCGACAAAAGGAAGCTGAGCCACAAGAGTTTCATTGCTGCATATTCCCTGCAGAGTGCTTATAACCTGAGCAGTCTCTACAAGGTTTCTTGGCAGGCTGTGTGTAATTGTGATTGTCAGATCGTCAATGTCTACTGGCGGCATACCCTTGTTCTGCATAATTGCTGAAAACAGCTCAATACGCTCTCTGATACCTTCCTTGATGTATCTTTCCTTAATCTTGGTTATCTGGTTAAGGCCTAACAGCTTGTACTGCATAGCCACGCCGCTGAGATTGGAAGCAAAGTCCTTATCAGTCATGGAAGGAACGCAGCTAAACTTGTGTATATCATCTGCAAGAGACTGGCGGAGTGTTTCGTTTCCGTTCTGGTCAATCTGGCGTGTCAGGAATGACAGACTGCTTTCGGGAGCCAGCTCAATAACGCCATTCTTCTTGATGTCGTTATAAGTATCAGCTTTCTCTGCATCGGTATATCCCAAGGTTTGACCAGTCAGCACCATAAGACTGTTGACAAAGTTCTCAACATCATCCACTCTGTTGGACTGCTGGCAGTTATATGCATCGATAAGCGGTATAAGCTGCTCAAAGTCGCCCTGCTTTTCGTTGTTGTTGTAAATCTCGATGAGAGTTACAGCCTTGAAGAAGTTTGCTTCATCTACGACTTTACTGTCCAGAGCGTAATCAACAGTAATATCAAACCGCATGATTCTATCAGCTGTAGATGCTATTACATGAAAGCCGTTAATCTCCTGAGTATCAGGATCACGCTTTTCATAGTAGTTTACACCTGCCATTTTCTGGAATTCTACGGTGTTGTTGTATATAACAAAGCTCTGTGTCGGATGTGTGCTGGCTGTCTTTGGTGTCGGTGAGTCACCTGAGGACATATATACGAGCTCATAAGCTACGCCGAAAATAGACTGATACTTGGCGTTATCCATGTCCTGCACGTCGGTCTGAGCTATGCTGTTCCATTTAATCAGGTTCTCAAGGTCCTGATCTTCGGACTGGTAGCTGATAGGCTCTCCAATCAGGTAGCCAGCTGCAAAGTCACTGATATACTTTGCAAAGTTACAAACTACGTTGTTACAAGGATCATCAGGCCTGTACTTGGGCTGTCGGAGCAAGATATCATGAACGCCTTCATAATACCGCTGCAGCTTCTCATATTTTGGTAGCATAACAGTCCTGTGCATTTTTATATAACTGCAAATCAGCTCAGGTGTGAGCTCAGCTGTAGAGTCCATTAAAAACGGCTGCATTATAACACTTCCTATCTTCTCAAATTCGATGTTCCAACCTTTGAGCTGTTGAGCATTGTCTCAGCTATGCCGGTCGTTGCATCTGGTGCATCATCGTGAGCGTTCTTGCCCTCACGCTGATATTTATTCATTGCTTCGTAGTACTCTGGGAAGCGGTCACGCCAGTTCACAGGAAAGTAAATGTGCTGCATTACCCAGGTCGAATATGTGATTATTCTTGCTATCTTGTTGTTTGACTGGTGGAACCAGAGCCACACTGTCCTTCTGTTGCCGAGCTGTTCCTCAGATATGCGCTTTACATTTCGAGCGAAGCCTCGGCCACCATTGTTAGACTCTATCTTGGCATTGTTTACGTTGAACTCTTTATGCCTTCGAGCTGTCTCAAGCTCTGTCTCTTCCATAGGAGCCTTGCTGAAGTATACATCAAGGATATATGCTTCACGCTGATACACGCCCCAGATGATTGAACAGAGCCAGTCGCTGCCCTCGTCCGCTGTATCCGTGTAACTGAATACGCCCTCAAAGTGTGGCGGAAGGTCTGTATAAGTTTTAAAGCTTGTATAAAGCTTGCCCTTTATATCGATAGGCTCCTGCTGATAGTTAGCGCTTGCTATATCTGCGCCCATTGCCTTGATAGTGGCCTGATAGCTGTCATAACTGAGAATATCAGGACAAAGCATTGTATTGCTTTCCTTATCGTAGGCCTTCATGCAGATATGTCTGTAAGGTATCTTCTCATACTTGCAGAAGTCAAGGTACTTGCCAGCCAGATCATCAGAAGCCCAGCGTGTCATGATGATAATAACCTTTGCGCCCTCTTCACGTCGGCTGAGCATTGTATTTGTGAACCATTCCCAGTGCTTCTGCTTGGTGTTCTCGTTGTTGGCTTCCTCAGCGTTTTTGATAAGGTCGTCAATTATCATCAGAGAACAGCCGAAACCAGTAGCAGTACCGCTCGGAGAAGTAGCAAGGTAGTTATTATAACCGCCTTCAAGGCTCCAGAGGTTCATAGCACCGTCACCAAGCTTAATGCGTACACTTGGAAACACGTCCGAGAATACTGGCTTCATAGGATCCGCTTTGATTTCTGATATTGTATTTCTGACGTTCTTTGAAAACATCGTGGACAGTGTCTCATTATACGAACCTATCATGATCTTACGGTTCGGATCCTGTCCGAGGTACCACTCAGCAAAGCAGCAGGCAGTTCTTGACTTGCCGTGTCGTGGTGGTAAGTTAATAATCATTGCCTTATCTTTTGATTCAAGGAACTCTTGGAAATTATTACAAAGATCTACAAGATATTTCCTATCAGATTTATAAAAGTCAGGAGCTTTAAGATAACAATAATCAAAGAAATTGCGCCGAGCTAACTCTATATTAGCACCTAATTCAATAAGCTTATCATCTGTGAGCAAGTTTTCTCAGCTCCTCGGTGGTCAGATCCTTGAAAGGATTGTTTATTTCTGCTGAGAGATTACCCTCTATTTTGGTGATGTATTCGCCTGACATTTTGTTGAGAACGTCAATAGCCCTAATCCTGTCCTGCGTATTACCTTCTCTTGCAATATCTGACAGAACCGCTCTGCGTTCTCTGGCTGTCATTATGCGTTTGTCTTGTTCTTTTTCAACCAATTCTTGAATATATTCTGCAATATTAGTATTTTTTAGTAATTTGTCTGCGTTCTGACCTGCGAATTTGTCAGCATATCCTGCCTGTTTAGCACTCCAAGAAGCGTTACCGCTCTGAGCGTAATATTCAGCAAACCTTTTCTGCCTTTCATTCACGGTAACACCGTCCTTTCAAGTCTATATACAGCAAACCGCCTCAGACGAAGGTAAAAACTGAGACGGCATGCTGTAAGGATGTCCATCATGCCAGTGGTGCTCAAAGCAGGTATCGAGCCTGCTTCAAACATAAGTCGGGGCAGATAGACTGCCCCATGAAAGGAGACATGAAAGAAATATGTAGAACAAAAGCAGGTGATGCGTAGATGTGTGGGCAGGCGCACGGCTATGCTTGCGCCCGTAAAAATTGAATATGGATTATTCATGTACAAAGTGCGCCTTCCCACTTACTATTTTACCACCTATTTTGTATTTGACAAGTGACAAATTGTCACCTTTTTGAAAAAATTAGTAAATCTTCCATGTGACATTTTAATGCTGCTGATATTTTATACAGCTGCATTACTGTTAAGCGTTCCCTTGCTTTGGCTCGTTTGAATGTCTCAGGACATAGATCACAGCTTTCACAAAGTTCGTCAATAGATTTGTACCCCTGCTCTTTAAGGCGCATTTTCAGCTCCTCTCTGTTCAATTTAAGCATTGCCTGCTCCTTTCAAATCTAAATTTTAATCATTACCGTTTATTTTTCTTTTCGGGCTTTAATATCATAATCAAACAGTAGATACCAAAAGCGATACCAAAAGCGATACCGAAAATAATTGCTAAAGCGGTATAAAACAATATTTCGTCTGCGGGCGTTTGGTCAATCTTCGGTTTTTCGATATATGTCATTATCCAATCCCACAAGAAAAAACGTAACATACAAATCACTCCTTAAATTAATAAAATTTCCTATTCATAGAAATCCTCGTAATCACGAACCAGAGCTTCACGGAGCTTGCTGACCTGCTCCCTAAGCTCTACTATACACCTCTCGTCAGCCTGAGCCTGATCAAGCCGTCCCTGCCGATAAGCCTGCTCGTATTTATCGTCAATATCAAAGTCAGTTTTCTTGATAGCAGTTGACTTAATAGCGAACTCAAAAGCTTCTGCTTCTGAGCTCGCTTCCTTTTCGGCCCATTCCTTTGCAAGGTCGCTGCTAATACTCATACTCGTCGTCCTCCTCGTTAATTGGTATTATATCACAGGGAAAGTCCTTGTACTTGCATTTCCTGCAGTTTCCGTTCTTGCGATTGAGCTCAACAGCCCTGTTGCGCTCCTGGTAATACTGGAGCTCGGTCTTGTGGAAGCTGCAGAGCTGACGTGACTTTGTGAGATCACACGCCTGATTAAGGACAGAGCAGCTGTCTATCTTTCTTGGATTGTAGAAATAGCAGCTTTCCTTTTCATCATTCATTTTCAAGCTCTGCCGCCTCCTTGTCTTTTTGCTCCCGCAGCTGCTTATAGCAGGAAGGACACATACACTTTCCCTCAAGCCAGGTGAGCTCACCCCACATAACAGGCTTGCCGCAGTACTTGCAATCAACAATCTGGTTCATTTCTTCCATAAACTTATCCATACCCCTACTCCTTAAATAGCTTGTCCCATTCGTCCTGAGCACTGTCAAGGCTCATTTCCTGCCGCATAAAGTCAAAGCGTTCCTGCTCCTGCCGCCGTCCGATCAGAATACCCATGCGGTAACATAGAAGCGCTATTGCAACGCCTAAAACAACAAATATCACTCAGGATCACCGTCCTTTGGTGGTTCTGGTAACGGCTGCCAGTGAGTTACATTGCAGGACCGATAAACATCATCAATAGACCTGAACTTTGCATAATCACTATCATAATAGCCAGCGGAAACGCCTTCATATTCATCATAGATAAGCACAGTTTTGCGTGTTGCTGGGAGCTTATCATCAACGCTTATCCACTGATTAACAGGCTGTACGTCTGAGGCTGGCATAGTGTCTATTTCATCAAATAATACGCAGTAGTCCGCATATCCTGCAAATCCGCCTGTGTCGTTTACTGTGTTGATAATTTTCAAGACTATATCACGCCTTATATAATCAGCCATTTTCACTACCTCCTATCAGCTTTAAGGCTTCATCGGCGTAACGCCATTTATTGCAGGCGTGGTCCACCGTGGGACATTCTTCACAACACATTTCTTCGTCTGAGCAAGCATACGAGAGAATAAAAGTAATGTCTTCAACTGCCGCTTTCAGAAGTCGCTTGTACTCGGCTATCTGCTCCTGAGCTTTTCTCAGTTCATCAGCTTTTCTTCTGTACTGTTCCTCTGCGTCCATACACCTCTTATTGCAGCTCCAAAATGCTGTCTTACATCTTGCCAACTCGTAATGATATTCTTCAATGCTGCCAAGCCTCGGAGCTCCTATCTGCAACTCAAGTTCTTGCAGCTCCGTCAACCACTCTGCAAGCTGTCTGTGGTCTGCGGCACACTGTAAACATTCTTCTTTTAATTTGTCGTCGTGGCTATCTTCCATTCTTTCATAGCGTTCTGCCACTTCCAAAGCGTGAGAAATTGCCTCATCAATCGTCATCGTCAAGCCCTCCTTACAATTGCTTAAAAATATCCCTGACTATAGCCGAATATGAATCACAACGGATATTTACAAGCTTGGTTGATCCGTTCTTGTAGTGAATAACTGCAAGCTCCGTCTCGTTTACCGTTTCTGGTGCGTACTCTATCGACGTAACACCCTCTCTGGTCTGAGAAGCCAGAGCTCCGACGTTCCTGACAAAATCAGCTCTATCAAGCAAAGCACCTTCATCATCGAGGAACATTGCTTTGGATTCACTGCAATCATATAATATCATTATTCTTTCTCCTCTCCCAGAAGCTGCATAGCTTCATCGTGGTGCTTCCACTTAAACTTACAGTCCCCAGTGACACCAGGGCAGTGAGCGCTGTCATAAACGCAGGTGTCGCAGTCCTCAGCATCTTCCAGATCTGACAAAGCAAGCCTGAGCAGCTCCTTACATAACGCAATGCCGCCGACGAGCTTCGGATATACTTCCTCAAGCTCAGCCAGCCGAACATATTGAAGGTGATCGGGAGAAGGCTTAATACCTACTCCCTGTAAATCTTCATAATTGCTTTTCAGTACCGCAGCTACCTTACTGTCCGTCAGTCTCTCCATTGTCCTCTCCTCCGTCAATAACGCTTACTATCTTAACAAGCTCAGCCTTTATTGTAAGCAGCTCTGCGCTGATAGCTTCTCTCTGAGCCGTCAGCTCGTTAACACGGTTGAACAGCTCCAGGAAGGTCTTGTCATTGTTTTGAGCCGAAACAGCTTCAGGAGCTGGCTTCTTTCTCCAGTTCCGACCTCTGTTTGTGGGCTTCTCTCCTTTGAGAGTGCGCAGGTCAACTCCCTGCTTTTTGAGAATTTCCTTGATCTTATCCACGGAGCAGGCATTGACCTGAGCGCAGATAGGAATCTGCTTTATCTGGTCTTTGGCCTGCAGAATGTTGGTTTTGATTTCACTTTCAGTCATTTGCATTGTTATTCCTCCTTGTGTATCTTCAAAATAACGTATTCCTAACTTCTGGAATATGATCTCTTGTGTTTTTTTCGATGGGCTGTTATATTTTTGCTCCAAGCCAGCTATGGTAGCTTGTGAAATTCCGATTATTTTGGCTAAATCTCTTTGTAAATAATGGTTTGCTTTACGATATTTTTTTAATTCGTCCGCATACCTTATGTTACGTTGTTCTTTTTTGCACCTTAAGACTTCACAAAACTTGGGCTTTTCATTCATTTGGTGTACTCCCATCTTTAAACGTGTATTTTACTTTTGAAAACTCCCTGCGGTTCTCCTTTATAAACTTCTCGACCGTCTCAGGCGGTACGCCGTAAATGCGGTTGACTCCTGAGAAGTATTCAACCTCATACTTTCTCAGGATCGCACCGCCGAGATTTATCTTTTGGATAGTTACTGACTTTATTTCGGACATGAGCTTGTCCTCCTAAAAGAATGATAGCTGAAAATAGTCCTCCTGTGGCGGCTTTGGCTTGTAGCAAGGGCACGGATAATAAGCGCCCCAGCTCCGCAGCTCCTCTTTCCTTGCTTTAAGCTGCTGCGTGCAGTAAACAACGCCGTCCATTGTTACAGCTTCGCCGCAGGCGTTGCTCTGATCCGGATAATGATCCGACCAGTAACAACGCTGTGGCTTCTCGTGGAACTCAGCGCCGCACTTCTTGCAGTTGATGTGACAGCGCATTATCTTATCCAGGCAATAATATTCCCAGTATTCCTTATCGGTGTACCTGACACCGCACTCGGAGCAGGTGTGATAGCCGTAATGTGATACGAGATAGGCTTGTTTCATGACAGCGCCCCCTTAGAAGAATGTGAGCTGTGTATCATCATTTTCTGCGTTCGTGGACTTTTCCTCTGCAATCGCAGGATTTTTCTTTGCTTTCGCTGGCTTTTTAGAAACCCATTCTGCATAATACCTGTTGCCTTTAATAAAAGCCGAAGGCGTGTTAATTATCGGAACCACGAACTTCACATAGTCCTCAGCTCTGCTGCCCCAGATAAAGGTCCGGACACAGTCATACTCTCGCTCATCATCATAAAGGTGGGATTTGTAATATACCCGAACAACGCCGCTAATATCACCAAGAGGTTTCTCATACCTTACCTTTGTGATGATATCTTCCTCGCGAATAGGTTTCCACCCTTGAACTGTACAGCTGGCTCCCATTACTTATCCCTTCTCTCCGTGCTCGAAGCGTGCTTGCTTCGCCGCTTTTATTCCTTTGCGCATTATTTCTAAACCGAACCATTCATCGTGATCAGGACCTGCAAGCCATATTTCACCTACTTTTCCAGTAAACATACATGGATAACTGTCACCGTCCATATAATTAAAGCTCCAGCGATAACTGCCCTTCCACCACTCAAATTGCTCTTCTGCATCTTCGATTGTTCCTATAATGAGAATTGGATATGTTTTTGAAAATTTTTCTATTTTTATTAAATCCTCATTAGTCATAACGCCCTTAACTTCAACAAAAACAGGTTTGTTTTCGTCTTCGTAGTCTCGATGTTTGACATTGAGTAATTTAAAATCTGGAAGATATGTTACACCGTCGCCTAACACATAGCCCTCAGGTTCATATTCGTACTTGATGCCAACAGTATCAAAGAACACCGCCCACCGAGCTTCAAGCCTGCTGCGGAACTTATAACCGTTGTAAATGGTCTCAATCGGTTTTAAATCCACTCTCCTCACTCTCCTCTTCCTCTTGGATCCTGCCGAGCTGGCGCTCGACCTTTTCTTCGATGATCTTGTCAATGGTTTCAGCTCCAAGCAGGTGGCGGAGCTGGTAAGCGATTACAAGTACATCTGCAACCTCTTCCTTGATCTGATCGTAATAGTCAGTATTACCCCTGCGGAGCTTGTTCAGAGCCACCGTGAACTCCGCAGCTTCCTCGGTGAGCATGTTTGCCTGTGACGTAAAGCCGTAATGATCGGCTATTTGAATTATTTTATCTTCCATTGCTTTTAGCTCCCTTGATAAATTCTTTCTGCGTTTCGTTAAAGTTGACGTGCAGCCTTGAGAAGTCAACGCCGTAGTCCTGCTCCAACTGCTTTATAACGTCGGTCAAGATCAAAGGCTTTCCGAGAACTTCCGCTGTACCGTAAATCATTACCATATCATCATAGAACTTCTGGATATAAGCCTTTGACCTGTCACGCTGTACCAGAACGGACAATGCAACGGCAGCGCTCATCACTGCCATTGTATAAATTCCGTCGTTCAGATAAGCATACTGCTTTTTCAAGTATGCATCTTGTTCTTCTGCATGAATGCGCTTTCGGCATTCAGTGCAGTTCTTCGCCTGTACTTTCATCTTTCTCATTATCTCCCTTCGGAATAATTGTTATTCCTTCAATTGAATACCCTTCACGCAGCCGCCGCTGGTATTCCTTACTTATCTCGACAAACTGTATATATTCTGCTAAAAACTTATGATATGTGTTATATGCGGCAGTTTTAAGCTCGTGGCCTTTAGCCTTGTCAATCTTGCCTGCCTGATAGCTGGAGTATATGCCGAATAACATATAATACAGCATCGTCTCAGGTGGGTTCAGGTCTTTCGGTGCAGGTTTGCCGGTGGCGGCTTCGTGTTCAATCCTTTGTAACAACTCTGACGGCATCATCAACACTCCTCACTATCTCAGCAACGCAGCCATATCTGTCACGCATAACAGCCAAGAAGCTGAGCTGATCGGCGCTTGCTTTGCCTGTTTCGCTCTTGACTTCCAGGAAGTACACCTTTCCATCCTTAACCGCCATCAGATCTGAGAAACCTTTGGGAAGCCCGGTGTCGAACCACCTGCCGTCCTCAGTCTTGAAGCGGCCGACGTTTACTCTGAATACACAATATCCAAGCTCAGAAAGCCGCAGCCGAATTGAATTCTGTATATCATGCTCTGTCATACGCCTATCACCTTCCTCATATAACTGTATTTACTCGGTATCGGTATATCATGCGCCGCCGCATACCTGATACACCATGCAAATTTATAACCATGTAGCTTCTGAAATTCAACGACCTGCGGCCATGTTTCAAGCAATGCGTTTGCAAGCTTAGTATTCTTGATATTATCCTGCCGTTTCAGCTCGACCAGATCTATCTCGACTACTTCCTTATCCTTGCGCTGTATTTCCTTGATTGCCATATATCCGCAGTAAGGGCATTTATCAAGCTTCGGAGGATATACGGCATAACAGTTAGGACATTCTCTTATTTTGACAATGTTCTCCTGCTTGTGCTTTGGTTCAAGGCTCCATTGCCTATCATCGTCCGGAAGACCGTGCAGATAGCAGTTACCGACATGGTCAATAATAATCGCTGTTTTACCTGGCATATAACGCATACTGCGCATTGACTGCTGAATATATAGTGTTAAGCTCTGCGTTGGTCTTAATAATACAGTGCATTCGCAATCAGGAACGTCCAGACCTTCACCGAAGAGCTCACAGTTAGTCAAGATCATGAGCTTACTGTCTCGGAATTCCTGCATTATCCTTGCTCTGAGTTCTTTCGGAGTGCTTCCGCTGAGTGATGCCGCTGTATATCCTGCCTGCCGGAACTGCTCGGCTGTTTCTTCAGCTGCTTCGACTGATGCGCAGTAGGCTATTGTTTTCTTGTTAAGTGCCAGCCGTTCCCATTGTTTTACAGTCTCACCATATATTTCCTTGTTCTGCATCAGCTCCGCCACTTCATCAGCCTTGTAATCGCCTGCCTTAATATGCAGGCCTGATGTATCAGCAAGCTTTACAGAGTAATACTGGTATGGTGAAAGGTAGTTATTATCTATCAGCCATTTAGTTGAGACTGACGTTATTAGCTCATCGTAGATTTCACCGAGACCGCCTTTGTTGAGCCGTATCGGAGTGGCTGTAAATCCAAGCCGCAGTGCATCAGGAAATGCGTTATATATCTTCTTGTATGTATTTGCTGTTGAATGATGTGCTTCATCTGTTATGATTATCTTCGGCTCTGGTATCCGTTCAAGTCGCCTGCTTACCGTCTGAACCATGCTTACTGAGCACAGATTCATGTTTACGCCCTGCCTTGTGAAAGTATTCGTTATCTGCTCACATAGCTCCTTACGGTGTACAAGGAATAGAACTCTGTTACCCTTGTCCGTTGCTGAACGTGATATTTCCGCCTGAATGACTGACTTACCACCGCCGCAGCCGAGTACCGAAACAATTGACTTGCGTCCCTGCATGATTGCCAGTCGGATCCTACCTATTAGTTCTGCTTGATATTCTCGTAGTTTGATGTTATCCCTCCTTATTTGCGCCTGTTGCGCCTGTTTGCGCCTTATAGCGCAAACCTGTATTCGGCTATATATAGCCGTATAACAGCACCGTTTGCGCCTTTGCGCCTAATTCGCGCATTACCTCATACGTGAGAGAATTTTTTAAGTATTATATACTTTTTATATTTTCGGTATATATGTGGGGGAAAGGCGCAAATAAATAAAATAATCGGTTTCTGCCGCTATATAGCGGCGTTTCCTGTTTGCGCCTTTAGGTGCAAATTTAAAGCAAATCGTAATCATCAGCAATGCTTTCACCTTCATTTTCAGGAAGATACATGACTATAAACCTTGCTTGGTGATTATCAATTGAACGATACTGAGCGTTATTTCTTCCATTTTTATTAGGTTCAATCAGCTGATTGCTTCTCAGCCATGATGTAACAGCTCTTTCATCAAAGCCGTTATCTGTAAGCGCCTTTTTGAATATTGTTGATACAATATAGACCTTATTATTAAGCTCGTCTATTTTGCCCCAAAATTCACCGTTGTTATCCGTTGTTTGGAATCGTGCTTCATTAATTGAAACCCAATCGCATAAATAGTTATAAGCTCTCTGACCTGCTGATACTTCAGATTTATCTTTCAGGAAGCCTGTTATATCTCCGACCGTCAGAACTTTGCCTGTCTTGAATATGTACTTATCAGCCAGCTCGTCCGCTAATAGGATCATCGCCGCAGCCATTGCCTGCTTCTCGGTGGAGTCACCGCAGGAGAGCTGTTTGAACAGTTCACGGTATCTTGTTCTTGCATCTTCCAAAACGTCCTCGGTCATAGCTTCAATGAACTCCTTGCCGGCAAATCCATAGTTCTGCTTGATGATCGCCGATGTTGTGAAGCCGTCCTTGATAACACTTTCAGCAGCTTTGCATTCTATATCTATGACTCTGTTGACTGCTCCAGCTCCTGCCGAAGCTTGAACTATTGGAGATTCTCCTGTTGTAAGAATACACAAGCTCCACGTCGGCACCGTATCAATACCGCCTGCTCGATTACCTCGACCTCGTCCAACTCCCTGCGCCAGCTGATAAACATCGAACTTGCTGTGTCCGTGGCTGTCCTTGCTGAGCTGCAACTCGTCTATGCACAGCGGTATATTGTTCAGAAATGCCGCTGTACGTTCGCAGGAGACCTGTGTTGAATTAAACGTCTGTATATACTGTCCTACATCAGGATCGCCCCAGACGGAAGCTGCAAGCATCAGAGCCACCGTTTTACCAGTTCCTGATTCCACGCCCCACAAGTGAACGAAGAATGGAAGGCAGCCCATTTTATTGAGCAGCGGACTGGCAAACGATGCAGCAAGCATAATCTGCGCTGTAAGCGATTCTGAGCGGCATTTTTTAGCTTCTGAAAGCCACAAGATCTTATTCCCTTTTGATGATATTGCGCTGTATATGGTGCGGTAATTTGCTTCTCCGTCGAATATAAGATTATCAACGTAAGGTGAGAACTGACTGCCGTCACCTATATATCCGAGTCTTGCCACTGACTCTGTTTCAGGAATGATGTCAGGGTTCATCGTTTCGATGTCATTAAGAAATGCGGAGAGCAGCTTTGCAGATGAAGAAGTGACCGATACGCCCAGAGCTGCATATTTTATTACCTTTGAAGCATCGAATAAATCAAGCTTGCTTGCTATGAAGTCACGCCAGTATTTACCCTTGAAAAATGATACTCTGAGCTTCTCTTCGCCTGTATCGATATTTACAAGCCGTTCTGTCGGCATTATCGGATGCAGGCAGGCATATTCGACTTTTTCTTTAAGGACTTTAGATACACCTGTACTATCGCAGTGCCATTCGCCACATTCAAGCTCAAGCGGCTGTTGTGGAAAATCTGTCGGATTGAGTAATATTCCGTGGCTTGAGTTGACTTGCCGCATACTATTCTTAAATGCCTTGTATGTAGCCTTAAAGCCTTTGAAGCCGCATTTATTGGCTTCAACTGTGAGTCTGTCAAGCGCTCTCTGCTCAAGGAACGGTGTCGGCTGGAAGAATACTTCTCTGTAAGGCTCTTCCGAATTGCCAAAATCATCAACGTTATAATGGAAGCGCCACTCACAGCCGTTCATATCTTCGGGATTTATGCCGCCGTTCTTAGCAACCTCAAGGCATTGATCGAACACCTTTTTGTTGTTTGATCTAATAGCCGCATTTCTCAGTAGTGTTAAATTCACAGTGAGCTGCTCTTGCGTTTCGCTCATATATGCTATATCTTTTAGTATTTCTATTATTTCTTGTGCTGTATTATCTTGAACCGCAAAGCAACTCACTGCCTGTTGTTCTGTTAATGTATAAATACAATCACCTTCTTTCAGTTATTATTATCTGAAAGAATTAGAATGGTACTTCGCCGTCACCGAGGATTTCCTCATAATCCGCTAAGAAGTTGTTAGGCATTCCTGAGAGCTGCTTGTCAGATTCTCTGTCGACTATATCGTCATGATCCTTGTGCAGCTTGTCCTCTGGTATTGTAAAGTCGCCTTTCCTGATACTGTCAATGCTTCTTGGAAAGCGGCACTTTGTAGTGAATTTGAGCTTTCCGTCCTTAGTAAGGAACTCTTCACGTCCGAATACGCCACCGAACATCTTTCCCTTAAGGCTGTTCTCGTCCCAGTTCCATGTATAACCCTCATTGGAGCGCTCGATTGAAGTGGTAAAACGCTTGAACGCCTGCTTTGTTTTGCCGTCGTTCTCGGTGCCGTCGTCCTTCGGGATGAACACATCAAATACACCGCTCCACTTAGCGTCAGCGTTCTGGAGTTTAGCGTTATTGAAGCGCTGTGTGTAGAAGCCTGCATACTTCTCGTGGTTGACAATATCAAATGCCACCTTGAGTATCTGGCAGTTTGTGAACTGCTCAACCTTTGCATTGATTATCTTCAGCTCATATCCGCCGGGCTCTATCTGAGCACCACCCTCAAATACCTGAATGCTGTCATAATCACTGAACTTCTTAATCATTTCTCATTCCTCCTCATTTTCGTAGGCTTCAAGAGCCTTAATAACCTCTGTAATATCGTTTGGAATCTCATCAGCTTCAAACAGTCCCATTGGTGACTTTGCTGTGCTGTTCTTGGCGTGAGTCTCGAATATGTACTGCCCTGCATTGCACTTTGCAATGAGAACAGTGGTGAACTTGCTTTCAAGGCAGATCTTTTCGAGCTTCTTGCCGCTCGTTTTGATGCGTGTGAACAAATAGCCTGAATCATCGCGCTCGGTCTGCGTGTGAGCTATGAATATAATAGTAAGATCCTCTCGAAGCATATATGCTACATCTACCAGTTTCCAGATACATTGGGCCAGATCCTGCCACTTATCAAAGCCTTTCTCTTTCATTCTGCGCATTTCATCAGCAACCATGATGCTGCCGATAGTATCTATTACTATCGTCTTTATCTCAGGCCGCTTCTGAGCTACACCTATCATGTAGGTGTATATCTGGTTCGCATCATCGGTGCAGTAGTAATTCTTGTTCTCGGAATTATACTGCTTTTTCCAGCCTTTCCATGACAGCCCCTTCTTATCTGCATCGAAAATGTAAGTTGTTTTCGGATCCAGATTTCTCAGTGAAGTGGTTTTGCCGCTGCCGCTTTCACCTGCTATACATATTACTTTTGCCATGTTCTACTCCTCCTCGATTATTAAAGGGCAGTTATATCCAATGTATTTATCAGGATAATGAACTACCGACTTATTTAATTGACAAGTCTTGGAGCTCCTGCCATAATACGGACACTGGTTACATGAAACATCAGCGTGACCGCGCCCGTCCACTGGAAAATTAACCTTTACTATACAGCTCGCTGTGATATAACGGTCAACCCCGCTCGAAAAATCAGCCATCGTGCCGCCTCCGTTCATATTCTTCCGTCAGGTAGTCCTCACGGGTATATTCTTCTCTGTAATCGTAGTCCATAATGCGCTTATACTGAGTGTCCATACAGCTCTCACATACTTTAGCGCCGTTTATGTCATAGTACGCTTCGCCATTGTGTATAGCGCTGTCGCATATATCACAGCACTCACACCCACTTTCATGATCATCAAGCTCTCGTTCCCATATTTCGCTCATTACAGCCACCTCTTTATTGTGTATTCTTTACCAGCTGCTATTTTACCGTAGAAGAAGTCTATATCTTCTGGACTTGCTCGCCTTAATATCCATTCAGGGCGAATATCGATGTTATTGTCAATCTCATAGAGCTTTAAAGCTATTGCAGCCGCTTTTTCATAAAGAGTAATCATTTCATGCACTCCTTTTTTATTAATGCCCATATTTCAGCAGGAGTTTCTTTTACAAGAAGGTAATCGTTCATTATAGTTCGTATTTCAGTACATTCAGCCATGTCTTTCTTAAGGCGGTGCATTTCTTTTAACATTTTTACATCTAACTCAAACTGCACGCCGTCTATGTCAGTCCGTGTCATTATATCGCTCCTCCCTGATCGTTTCAGCCCAGTCGTTGAGCCAAAGAAAAACATCACGTTCATCCTCATGCTCGTCTGTGTAGAAGCTGTCAATAACTGCCTGTCCTGCCCTTTTATCATGAACATACAAGGTTATATTCCTGTCCGAGCCAACCATTGCATTAACGCTGTGCTTGCTTGATTCGCCGATTTCAAGAACTTTGCGTATTATCCTTAGCTCATAGCTCATAACATCACTCCCCAGCATCTTGAAGCGAAGCTATCTGCAATATCTCATCATTGCAGAACTTAGTATACTTTGCCAGCTCCTTGTCAACTTCGCGCAGGTCAGCATATATCTTACGCCTCTTAGCCATGAGCTCCTCTATCGCCTTGTGTATTGGCTCGAACAGCTCATCACAATAATAGCTCTGCTCTGGCTGCTGCTTATCAGCAGCGGTATCAGCGCTTATCGGCACCGCCTGTTCTTCTGGCTGCGGCTCTGGCCTATCTTCGAGCTTGAAACGCTCTTTCTTGTCTGAAGTCTGCTCCTGTTTCTTGAGCTTTGCGCGAATTCTACTGAAACCGCGATTATCAAAGCCGTTTGCGGTAAGTATACCGATTATCCGTTCCACTGGGCAGGCATTCAGTTCAGCAAGTATTGTTACCTGCTCACCTTTGTTCTTTGCCTGCCGATAGCGAACTACTATTTCGTCATTTGACATCTGCATAATTATCTCTCCTTTTGTATGCTCTCCCAGAGCTTCTGGCGGTTTTTTTTAAGCGTCCAACGCTCATTAAGGTTCTTATATGCCTTAGCTCTGAAACGTGCTCTCCGTGCGTCTGTGCGCTCCTCTGAGCACTGTTTGAGAATATCTATCAGCCGAGCGCCGCAGCAGATTTCCACGCCGATACAGCCAGAGATACAGAACACTGCAAGTCCTATCATTCTGCCACCTCCACTGAGCGCTCATTGATCCACTGCATGAGCAGAGGCTGGTAGACATGAAAAACAGGCTTTGATGTGACTGTGACTGCGTCTCCGAACGGGTACACCTTCTGTTCAATGCCTGCTCTGAGGTCACCGTCAGATATCTGCATACCATGCTCACGCAGGATTTTCGCAGCGTCTTTAACGCTTATAACAACCATTAATCGTGCCATACTCACTCCTCCTCGTCGTCATCGTCAGCGTCGACTATCTCAACGCGCTTATATGCGAACTCGATTAGCAAATTAGCGATAGAAGCTTTGCTATTGCCGGTACGCTTGACAATCTCCTCAAGCATATCATTTGCCTTTGCACTTATCTTTACAACAAACGCGTCGGTCTTATGTGTGGCTACCTTCTTCTTGATTATAAGCTTGTCCATATGTTCTACTCCTTTCATTCTATTTGGTTATGATACCAGATTTGCGAGCCATGCTGCCATTGCATTTTTCGCTTCCTGCTGTGTCAGATAGATGTGGTGCCCGATAGCTGCATAACTACCTGCTGTCATTTCTGTTGCAATGATAGTAGCATCTGACACCTCATGTTTTCTAAGTCGGCGCTCCCACGGCTCGTTCAAGAACAATTTGGTTTTTTCGTTCCTGCGCGTGCTTCGGCGGCACTTATACTCTATTCTGTATACTGTGTCACCTACTCCGCAAGGCAGTAGCTTAACCCACCCATACTCGGGCGTGTTCTTGATATTGCTCGGGATTTTTAGGTTAGGTTCTCGCATTTTTACCGTCCTTTCTTTTTTTGGGAGGGTTCAATTATTTTGAACTTTCAGAGTAAAAAAATAAATGGGGATATCATCTGGAGCGATACCAAGAATTCTACAAGCGCGTGCAATCTCCGCTTGCTTCCATCCTATTTCGCCGCTCATTTTTAGAGAAACACTGCGCTCTGATAAGCCAATTTCCTTTGAAAACTTTTTTCGTGTACCAAATTTTTCAGTTATAGCGCCATCGAGTTTTGAATAGTCGTAAGGCATTTTTTCACCTCTTTTCTATATTATCAGGTCTGAGGTTCAACCGCTTTGAACTATCATTAGTATATCACATAGGTTCAACGTTGTCAACAGAAAATTCAATTTTTTTGAACTTTTTTTCATTTTGGGCTTGAATATTGATTTATGCTATGTTATAATACCCGTAGGAGGTGGAGCTATGAAAACATCCAACACTGCTGAACGATTAAAGGAAATAATGTCTACTCGTAAATTAAAACAAATCGATATTTTAAATTTGGCTGCTCCATTTTGCAAAGAATATAATGTAAAGCTTAACAAAAATGATTTGAGTCAATATGTAAGTGGGAAAGTAGAACCAGGGCAGCATAAACTAAAAATATTAGGTCTTGCATTAGATGTTAATGAAGCTTGGCTTATGGGATATGACGTTCCTATGAGCACATCTAATAAATTAGGTTTCAGAATACATCCTAACCTCAATAATGGTTCCCCATATATTACTTGGACAGAACCCTCCTTGATTGAAGATTATGTAAATTGTGAAAAAGCAAAAGAAAATGTTGTTGTTATACCTTGCCTTGATATTGACCATGTTCATAGCAATTGTCTCGATACTATGCTACACGAAGTAAGACAATATATGCCCTTAATTATGCCAACTCAAGCACAAGGAAGATTTATTTATGTTATCAATAACACAAAATATGATGATTTTAATAATTTGATGTGCCCACTTATTGAAAAAGATGATATGGTTCTGCTCGATTTTGGTGCTGAACCAGAGAATGGTAACATGGTACTGATTGAACACGTTCCAGGTAAAAACTTCATTTGTCAATACTATAAAAACGATGATTATATTGAATTCCATTTTTCATCTCATAAATCAATAAAAATCCTATCTACTGATGATGATTATAAAAACTATGAAGTTCGTGGAATAGTCAAGCAAGTAATAAAAAACATAAAAGAAAAAGAATATTATTATAATGATAATATTAAAATTAACAAAACATATTCTTTAAAAACCGGATACAACCTACTTTTAAATTATGCATATTTTGGTGGGGAGAACCAATCATTTATAAAGTATAAAAAGCATTTTGAACATTATAAAAACTACTATGAACAATATGCGAAACTATTATCTCTTTTAAAGAATCTGAATATTGAAGGGCAAGAAGAAGCCCTCAAGCGAATTAACGAGCTCACCCAACTACCCGATTACAAAAAATAAAAAAACTCCCATGGTGCTGGAACACCACAGGAGTTTAATGGATAGACTATGATATACATAGCCCTGTGCAAGGTTCATTATATCATAGTCTTCCTAATATGTCAAGGAGGAATGGCTATGTTATGTATCAAATGCAAACGTGAGATTATTGACGGCTCTGCATACTGCAATTACTGCGGTAAGAAGCAAGCTGTCACCAAACCGAAATATCATAAGCGTGAGAGCGGCTCCGGTACTATCTATCAGGATAAGCGCTACAAGAAGCCGTGGCTCGCATGGGCTCCGTCCAGCAAGTACGGCAAGGGCAGGCAGTACATCGGCAGCTATGCCACAAGGAACGAGGCTCGTGCGGCTCTGGAAGACTTCATGAAGAACGGTAGACCTGAGCTCTACAATGCAACGCTCGCCGACATCTACGAAATGTGGTCTAAAACGCACTACAACAGCGTTTCATATCAGGCAGTAAAGTTATACTCCTCCATGTGGAAACGCTTTCAGAACATACAGGAAATGCCTGTGAGGGATATCCGCACAGCGCACATACAGGAAATAGTGAACGCTGCCACTTCCAAGAGTGCAGCCGATATCATCAAGGCTATGGCTACCATGCTCTGCAAGTGCGCCATGGAGAATGATATTGTACAAAAAAACTACGCTGAATTTGTGAAAATACCCAAATTTGAGAAGAAGGAGAAGCGGATCTTCACAGCTGAGGAGATAGAGGCTCTGCAGAAGTGCTCAGATCAGAAGCCAGTGCAGGCGGTTTTACTTATGATATACACCGGATTCCGCCGCGGTGAGCTCCTCGCTCTGACTGTCGCAGATGTTCACCTCCGCGAAGGCTACATCATAGGCGGAGAGAAGACCGAGGCAGGCAGGGACCGTATTGTTCCGATACCGCCAAATATACCAGAGCTCAAAGAGTTTGTGCAGCAGTGGTGCTCTGATACCGGCACCGGCAGGCTCTTCCCTCTTACTCCTGCGAAGTTCCGCTCGGACGTGTTCGATGCTGCTCTTGAGATAGCTCACATTGCTCCTGAAGGACTTACACCGCATAGCACCCGTCACACTTTCGCTTCTCTCAGCTCCGCAGCTGGAATCAAGCCAGAAAGTCTTCAGAAGATTATCGGTCACGCTAATTATGCGACCACCGCAGAGGTGTATATACATCAAGATATTACCAAACTGATAGAAGAAATGCGTAAAATTTCAAGGTGATTTTACAGGCAAAATTACAGGCAATTGAACAGAAATACCGCTGAACGTAAAAGGACGCAAGGCGGTATTTCGCATTTTATGCCGAAATTTTTTTATTACCATTTAAGGACT